ATGGATGGCATGACCTTCAGCAAAGATATTTAATTTGTTAAAAGACATTGGCTCGGTGCCTCTGTCGTAACCTTTGGCGTCATACCACGATGACCGTGGGCACCAGTCACGTTTACATATTGTCGACGGATGGAAGTGCAGACGGTCACGAGCGATGTCATTGTCTATGTTGTCGTTGATCAGTACACGCTCTACCAACGGAATGATCTTACGGTTAGATAAAAGCGATTTCTTAAAGTCAGTAGTAAGCCAAGACTTATCCATCGATCATCTCCAGAAAATCAGGCTCAGTAAGTACCACGTACCTACGATTGCCGAGATCAAACTGCAAAACAGGTATACGGTCTTCCAAAATCGCATGCTCTCTCAATTCGTTTAGATCGACTGCTTTGAGCGTAATGCTCTTTGTGCCAATCGTTGTTTTGTTCTCAATAAGAAACTCTTCAGACCGTACATCATTCTTTCTAACCCAACCATTGCCAGAACCTGAGTTACGGCTACCACGGTAAGTATCTGCTGAACGCTTTTCTTGCTTACGAGACTTTTTAAGGATGGCCTTGCGTTCATCTGCTCCATAGGTCATTGTTCCAGTCCAAACATTTTCCAGACCTCATCCTTGATTGTCTGTTGGAGGGCGAGGTCCTCTCGAACTGCCGTGAGGACCGCTTCCTTGCCCTGCCACTTCTGACCATTGAATGAGTAGAAGGCTCCGGCACGGGTGAGGATGTCGTAAGCAATGGCGATGTTTACAATGTCCTTAATAGTGTCAAAAGAACCCATAGTAAACCCACCAGCATCAGAAAAGTAGAAGTCGACAATTGCTGATTTGTTGGGGGCGTAAGTCTTGTTTTTGAGAGTACGAGCCTTAATAGACTGACCGATGACTTCGTCCTTGGCTTTAATCCATTCATCTCGTTTGACCTCTATGCGTGTGAAGTAGTGGAAGTTCTTTGCAAGACCACCGGGAGTGGTGCGGTTGTCCCCCCACATTACGCCAATCTTCTGACGCCACTGGTTAATGATGATCCCTGTACAACCACGCTCGTCTTCTATCTTCGAGCGCTTCTGTGACTTGGAAGACTTCCTAAAGAACTTTCCTGTTAAACGTGCTCCAAGACCAACGGTGAACTCTTCCATCATCTTCTCGGACTCGTCATCTGGTACAAGAGCAGGTAGTGAGTCAATGACAATGATGTCGACGGCTCGGTTGTCTAGAACTTTAATAACAAGGTTGTAGACCTGCTCCATGATGTTGGCTTCAACAATCCACAAACGATTGAGGTCAACCCCGATGGATTCGGCGTACTCCGGAACAAAGTCCTCAGCCGCAATCCAAAGGGCGGTGAACTCAGGGTCAGCGGCTTGGTTAGCCGCAATGGTCTTGAAGGCAAGTGCTGTCTTTCCACTGCTCTCATCTCCAATGATCTCACTCCACTGATTGACGGGCCAACCTCCGCCAAGCATCAGATCGTATGCAAGGATGCCCGTCGTGATTCTGGGCATGTCCTTATCTATTTCTGCACCGTTGACGATGATTCCGTCTCCATGCTTTTTCTGCATTGACGAGACGATTGATTGAAAAGATTCAAATTGTGACACTAATTAACCCCAGTTACCTTGGTCGTACATACCATTCCAACCGCACTCATAACACCGTGGCGCTGGTGAGGCTCCGCCGACTGTGTTTCCTTTTGATCTGCTAAATACATAATGACCGCCACAACTGGGGCATGTCAAATTACCGTCACGCCTTGTACCTTCTCCACCTTTAGTAATACCCATGCGAAGTGCTTGAGATAAGTTCTCCGGCTCCTGCTGTGGTACCTGTGCAGGCTGTTGTGGAGCCTGAGTGTGTGTTGGGTTAACAGGAGGCGTTACTGGAACGCTAGACGGAAGTCGATGTTCAAAAGAACGCTGTGTAGTTGGTTTCTCGCCTGCAAGTTTCTTGCTCCACCAATCACTCATCTTCAAGTTCCTCGTACGTGTCTGTGTCAACCATTAATACAACATTTTGATTATCTAACAATTTGTTGATCAATGCAACTCCAAAAATAGACAGAACTACTCTGAACTCTTCTTCTGGAGTGTGCAGTTTATCTGTACTACTTAACCAATCGGTGTACCAATCGGTGGCTTCAGCAATATGTGAAAACACGCCGGAGGCAACAATCATTGCCCAACGGGACAGGATGTCCACGGTCTCTACCTCTACAACGTCTTCTGACGGAGGTGGGAAGCCCATGTCTTGAGCGTACTTCTGCCCGTCGGTGACGTTAAGCATCAGATAAAACAATCTTTTATCTAGCGCATTTGTATAATCTTCATCTTCTGTCATTTGCCCTTAGCCTCTGCCCAGTTATATGAGGAGTGGCAGGAGACTTTTAAAGGAATACCTTTAAGAATCGTTCCATCCCCCATTGCCTCAATGAAGCGTGGCATGACCTCATCAACCGAATCCTCGGGGACAAAAGCCACCAGTTCGTCGTGCACCTGCACAGCGATCTTGGTACCAGTTCCAATAAGTGCGTTGTTTATATCGATCATAGCCTGTTTACAAATGTCTGAGGCTGAGCCTTGCACAATGGCGTTTACCGCCTGTCTCTCGGCTCTAGAGCGCTTCTCCTCATCATTAGAGGTCAAGTCCGGAAGGCGCCTACGGCGTCCAGACAGGGTCGTCACAAAGCCCCTTGAGCGCCCCTTGACGATGACTTTCCTCTTCCAGTCGGTCAACCCAGCAAAGTTACGGTAGTAACTATTGATCATGTTGACAGCGGCCTCCATGGTGATGCCCGTGGTTCTGGCTAGTTTGCCAGCCCCTCCACCGTAGGCGGTAAGGAAGTTAGCGCCCTTGCCAATCTGTCTTTCGTCGTCAGTTACTTCTTCTATCGGCTTATTGAACATCAAAGCCGCCGCACCTGAATGAATGTCTAGGTTGTTGACGAAGATTCGGGACATCTCAGGGTCTTGGGAGAACATAGCCATGACTCTAAGTTCAATCTGATCGTAGTCTGCCACCAGCATGGTGTGCCCCGGCGGAGGTATGAACAACTTACGGACGTCGGAGGTTCGTGGAATGTTCTGAAGGTTGGGTGCCGAAGAAGAGAGCCTGCCCGTTGTCGTTCGGTGGAGGTGGAACGACGGGTGCAGTTTGCCCTTGTTAAGTTTTGGAATAAGACCTTCAACATACGTGCTCTTTAGTTTTTGTGTTTCCGACCACTCCAACAGTAGTTCTATTGCCTGATGTTTTCCAGTCTGTGCTCGAAGTGATTCTTCGTCGACAGATGGTGCACCTTTAGGTGTCATCTTGGTCGGCTTAAGTCCGAGACCGCCATCTCGTTTCTTATTGAACAAGAACTCTTGCTTGTGTTTCGTAGAGTCTGGATTGAAGCCAACAGGAGCGAACTCAGACAACTGGACAAGGATGTCCCTCATGCGGTCGTCCAGTGATCTACCAAGGTTTTTAAGTTGGCGCACGTCAACCGGAATGCCCTCGTTTTCCATGTCCATGAGGCACCGCAGTACAAGGGAGTCCTGCATCAGTGCGGTATCTAGACCTTCTTGAGCATCTATTTGTTTTTTGAGACGGCAATAGAGCATCCATGTCCAGCGAGCGTCTAGGTGCACATATTCGAGAGCGACATCAAACGGCTCTTCATCGATGGTTGCACCAATCTTTCCGTGGCGGAAGTACGGATTGTGATGGTTGTAGTTAGTGGCGATCAGTTGAGTCAATGCAAATGAAGACAGGTTCTCATTGACAATGTGTTGCATGACCATTGTGTCCATGAGAGGGTCACTAGGTATAGCGCCGTAGTACTTGCTCAGTGTACGGGCGTCAAACTTGACGTTGTGACCAATCTTTACGATCTCAGGATCAAAGAACAACGGTCGAAGAAAGTTCAGAACATCGGAACGATGCAACTGTTTCGGTGGGTCAGCGTACACGGCAGGCTTAACGTAGCGAGCCTTTGCTGTGGACTCCTGACCGTTCTTAAGAATCTTGCGGTAGCCCGGAGGGGGCACCGTAGAACCGTCACCTATCTCTTCTGGTTCTAACAGTACGCCACGCTTGTGTCCCATGGGTATCGCCCATGAGTGACCGTGGGTAGCAATAGATATCCAGAAGACCTCGTTACGCAGTGGGTCTAAGGCAACCATTTTGGACGCCTTACCCATGAAGTTCTCTCTCGCACGAGCCACGATTTCAGGTGACTTGTTCTTGAGAGTTTTAATGTGCTCCTCAAGCATGCGCTCGTGCACCTCAACCACATCGGGATGTCGGTCTAGAACAGCACGTGTTTCGGTGTCAAAAGCAAAAGCCCCCACCGCTTTCACGGTGGAGACTATCTGCTCTAACTCTTCTGTAGTTGAAACGAAGTTCACGTCAGTCGTTAAGTTCGGACTTGACGATGTCCAAAAGGTCCTTGCGAGATGTGATGTACACGGTGGATGCGTCGTAACGCTTTTCACTGAACTTCGCAATTTGGTCTTCAGTCAGGGACTTGAGACCCCACTCTTCAAGGTCACGCTCTTTAACCAACTGATGATTGGTTGCGGTGGTTGCGCCCTTGCCGGACTTAGACACTGCCCAGTAATGCTTGGACAACGGACCAGTGCGTGGGTCGCTGTGGAAGTTCTTCAACTGGTCGATGACTCGTGCCCCAACCTCATAGGAACGAATGGCAGGCTTGTCAGACGATGAAAGAAGGACGACATTGAACGCCACACGGATGGAGGAGCGGAGTCCAGCATCACAGAGTGGGCAACCACGCTCGTCAATTTCGGATAGGCACACGAAGGACTTCTGTCCCTTGCGCTCAACCCAGTGCTGGCGCCAGATGGCGAACGGCTCGTCATCAAGGAACTTGATGATCTGTGAGTCTTCTTCCACCTTCAAACGGGTAGCAAACGGGGACTCTTCGGACTTGACAGTGTCGTAGGCACCCCAACCTTTTGAAAGGGCGGTGGCTCCGTTGAGTACAGGCTCGCTGTCATCATCGTCATCGTCTGCAACGGCAACGGTGCGCTTCTTGGCAACCGGACGCTCGTCGTCTTCATCAATTACTGCTGTGCTCTTTTTGGGTGATTCAAATTCAATTTCATCATCTTCAAATGCATCGTCAAAGTCTCGTACCATGATTTTTCCTTAATGTGTTAGTTGGGCCAATTTTGTTTTATGTGTTGTTTGAACTCGTCCCAACGAGAGTTGAGCCGAGAATCGATGTCGAATCTTACACAGGCGTCAACCAAGAAGTCAACTTGGGCGAAACTGTATAGACGACGACCTTTTGGCTCCACGTTAGGCAACTGCTTTGACTTAGGAGCCGGAGTTCTGTATGACGGTTTAGGGATAATGCCCTCGTATTCCCATATGCGTATCGTTTGCGCTTGGCGATTGAGAGCCTTCGCTAACTGACCAACGGTGTACAGCATCATGGGTTCACCATTGATTATGTACTTCTTGCCCTTAGCACCGTTGAAGCGATCTGCAACGTCGGACTCAGGGTTTTTCTCAGCGACTGCACGATTCTTCGGAGGACGTACGCCGGGGAAGTCCGGCATGTCACCAAATATGTCTAGAGGGTCTCTCATACTTTAAACGCCCATGATTCTTTCTCGGAGTAGAACTTCTGAATAATCTCAGAAAGTTCAGGGTTAGACCATGCAAGGCCAAGGAGTTTGTCTTCACTGATAACCTCACGCACTTCCATGATCTTTTCCCAGTAACCGTTCTCCCGTGCCCAGAACTCTGCGGAGTGGCTGTCAAACACACGGGACACTCGGCGCTCACGCTTTAATTCGTAGCCGCCAATCTCCAACCAACGATGGCCTTTGTCATCTTCATAACCGTTGGTGTCTACAAGAGCCGACAGTTCTTTCTTCATCTCGTTTTGGCGCTTCTCCAAAGTTTCAATTGCTTCTTTAGATTTCTTAAAGTCTTCTACGAGACGAGCGACGTATTCTTCTTCCATATTTCCCATGTCACACCCTTGCTGTAGATAGGAACCCAGATAGGGAACCCAGCGTCAGTTCAAACTTTCCTTGTTCATCGTAACCCTTGTCGATGAACGCCTCGTTAATGCCACGCTTCTGCTGGAGCATCTCATATTGGCGCTCTTCAATACTGCCTTTCATAACAAACGATGTCAACGTCACGTGCGGAAACGTCGACGACAGGCGTATGATCCGAGCCTCCCGTTGGTCAAGTTTTCCGGCTGACCACGGGAGATCATAGGAGATAAGATAATTTGCATTTGGGAGGTCCACTCCATAACCTCCTGCATCCGACGATAGAAAAAGACGGACATTAGAATCTTCTGCGAATCGCTGTTTAGATTTGTCACGTTCTTCGGCAGACATCCCTCCCATAAATAGTACTGATGCAGTAAATGTCTCCGTTGCCTGTTGGATAAGCCGAAGGTTCTTTTTAAAGAATGAGAATAAAACCACTTTGTTATTCGGGTCTTCATTTAATACTTCCTTTATGTAATCAACTACAGCGTCCAACTTTGGGGTTTTATTAGTCGTGCCCAGTAACCCTGCTTTAAGGATTTGACTGGCGTAAGCGCTTCCTTCAGTGGTCGAAGCATCGTTAAAAAGTACAGCAGAGTCAACAACCAACTGAGGGTTATCGCAAAGCATACGTAAAACAGTGAGACGAGACATGATTTGACCTTGAGCCTCATTTCCTTTTCCTCCGTTGTAGTGGGTCCAGAGATCAAAACTTTGACCGTGTTGGGATATGGCTTTCTGTATCTCAGTAACCAAGTCCTGAGAAATGAAGTTGTATACCTTGGCTCCAGTGGTATCGAATGGGACCGGAATGACTTGGGTAATAACCTTTGGCAACTGGTCTTGGATGTCTTCCCGAGTCTTGCGAATCATGTGCTCGGTAAGAGTTTTGTGTAGTGCCTGTAAGTTTCGGTACCTAACTGGTTTGCCGAAGTGATCACGGACAATGAAGGTGCGATCAAAGATGTCAAAGCGACCAAGGATTTCCTTGTCCACAAACTCCATGATTGAGTACAACTCTTCTGGCCTATTTTCAATTGGTTGACCTGTCAGAGCAAAACGATAGTAATACTTGTTTGACAACTTCTTTATAAACTTTGAACGCTTCGTGCTTCTAGATTTCAACATGGTTGCTTCGTCTACGACGATGGCGTCTATCTTCAAGTGCTTTATAAACTCAGCGTCATTAATTAAAGTTTCTGGATTAACGATGACGTACTGACAAACTTGAGCCATTCTCCACAGTGACTTACGTGCTTTAGGTGCACCGTCA